AAAATGTCTGCCGCCTATTGGGCCGATAAGGTTAAGTGGTAAAAGACATAGCTAGGAAGATATACAATGACCGTAGAAACCGCTTCATATATTAGCCAGTTCTCTCCGACCTACCCCACCAGCGGTGATAATATCTCTGAGGGCGACGACCATATTCGTCTAATCAAGAGTGTTCTTCAGACGCAGTTTCCTAACCTTGGTGCCTCCGCTGTTCGCCCCACGGCTACGCAGTTCAATAAGCTGGGCTTTGAACCGGGCACCGTTGTTATGTGGGCCTCGACTGCGGCTCCTACGACGCAGACAATCTCTGGCCTCAACGATTGGCTCCTGTGCGACGGTACTTCCTATAGCACCACGACCTACGCCACCCTCTATGGTGTCATCGGCGTAGTCTTTGGCGGCTCAGGCGGTAATTTTAACGTCCCCGATTTCCGTACTTACTTCCCGGTCGGTGTAGGTAGCTCATTTGTCTTGGGCACCGCTGGTAATAATAGTGCTGCGAGTGGATCAGCGATCTTGAAATATCAGCCAATTAACTTTATTATTAAGACCTAGATGTGACAATTAAGTCACATCCTTTAACAAGGAAGCTCACTATGAAGAAGTACGATACGAAGATGAAGCCGGGTAAGAAGAAGCCGGGTAATCGTCCGGTCCAGAAGGGTTCAGCTAAGGGCAATCGCTGCTAGTGCGCTATACTTTCTAGGCACTTTCTCTTATGGATATTAGAGAAAAAGCAGAGCAAGCTTCTACCATTCTGAATAACGAAGTTTTCAAGGAAGCTGTCAGCAACATTGAAACAACTTTGATCACAGAGTGGAAGAACTGTTCGGAAGGCCCTGTGGCCCGTGACAGATATTGGGCACAGATTAACGCTCTTAAGGCAATTGTAGAAAACCTACGAGCGTTTATTGATGATAACAAGATTGTAAACAAATAGGAAAAGTAATGGAAAGCCAGAGCAAGACCAATCCTACCAAGGAAGTCGATACTGCAAAGCTTAGTATGTTTGACGTTATGTTCGGGAGTGAGGATGCTTCCTCAACCAACCAGGAAGATCGTCAGACAAAGCGTACCACCGCACAATATTCGGAAGACCTTGAAACCAATGGTACTGAAACTGAGGATTCTTTGTCTTACGATAGTTCTTCGACTGACGATTCCACTGAGACACAGTCAGTGGAGTACGCTTCGGAAGAGGACGGTGAGAATACTACTGAAACTGGCGACACTGAAGCTGAAGAGGTTCTAACGGAGCCTTCGTCCAAGTATCGCGTCAAGGTTGACGGGAACGAGTTCGAAGTATCTCTCGATGAGCTTCGTAACGGCTATCAGCGTCAGGCAGATTATACCCGCAAGTCTCAGTCTTTGGCAGAACTGCGAAAGGCTTACGAAGCCAATCTAAGCGCCGTTCAGCAAGAGCGGGAAAAGTACGGAAAGGCTCTAGAAAGTTTTGGACAGGCACAGTCCTCGGAACTTCAGAAGTACGCCAATATTGATTGGAATTCTCTTAAGGAGAACGACCCAATGCAATATATGGAAAAGAAGCTGGAGTACCAGGAAGCGCGTGAAAAGTTCACGCAATTGCAGGCCGAGCGTCAGCGAGTGATGCAGAAGAACCGGCAGGAGTTTCAGAATATTGTAACTCAGAAGGTTCAGGAAGAAGCTCAGAAGCTGGCTACCGCGTTGCCTGAATTTGTGTCTCCTAACTCTAACCTTAAGAACGATCTTCGGAATTATGCCATTGGTCTGGGCTTTACGGACCAGGACATCGATTCGATCACGGACCATCGCGTTGTTCTAGTACTGCATAAAGCCATGCAGCAGGACAAAGCGTCTAAATCGGCTCCTGATAAGAAGATCAAAACTGTTCCCAAGGTGGTGAAAGCTGGAATCCCCGAAAGCAAGGAAGGGCGTGATCGGAAGGTTATCCAGCAACGGCGTGAACAGCTAGCAAAGACTGGAAATATGCGTGATGCTACTCTTGTAATGATGGATATTCTTAATAATCCTAAACCTAAAAGGTAACAACTATGGCACAACCTACTAATATTTATACGACCTATTCTTCGCGTGGTCTGCGCGAAGACCTTGAGAACGTGATCTACGACATTACGCCGACCGATACCCCGTTTATGAACATGGGTAATCGTACCGACGCTATTGCTGTCAATCACGAATGGCAGACCGATGCGCTTGCTTCGGCTTCTACGTCTAACTACCACCAGGAAGGTGAGACGCTCTCGGCTGGTGCTGCTACGGCTACGACTCGCCTTGGCAACATCTGTCAGATCAGCTTGAACACCAAGATGGTCACGGGCACCCTGGACGCGGTCTCTAAGGCCGGTCGTCGCGAGGAACTTGCCTATCAGATGACGAAGGCGGCGAAGGAACTGAAGCGTGACATGGAGACGACGCTGGTTGGCACGAACCAGTCGAAGACCGCCATGTCTGCCGATTCGACTACACGTAAGCTTGGCTCGCTTCCGGCGTGGGTTGCGACCAACATCTCCGAAGGCGCCAGCGCCTCGACCCCCGGCGCGGGCACTGCTCGTACCGATGGTACGTCGCGCACCTTTACGGAGACCTTGCTGAAGGCGGCTATTCTTACCGCCTACAACAGCGGCGCTGACATTAAGTACCTGATGATGGCTCCGGCGCAGAAGCAGACGTTCTCGTCCTTTGTGGGCGTGGGCGGTGCTTCGGGCGTGTCTAACTTCAATCAGGTTGCGGATCAGCGCATCATCGGTGGCATGGACGTTTACGTCAGCGACTTCGGTGAAATGGCGGTGGTTCCTAACCGCTTCCAGCGCAGCCGCGACGTTTGGTTGCTGGACCCGGAATATTACGGTCTGGCGTTCCTGCGTCCGTTCTTCCAGAAGGAAGTTGCGTCCACGGCGGACGGAGAGCAGCGTGCGATCATCACCGAGTACACCCTCGTTGTTAAGAACGAGAAGGCTCTCGGTGCGGTCTACGACCTCTCGTAAAGCCTAACGGTGGGGGAGGGTCTCTCAATAGAGGCTCTCCCCTACCTCTTTTTTAAGAGTTTTGCATGACCCAAAAATTTGCCAAGTCGCCTATCAGTACTGCTCTTTCCTACGATCACACGACCGATACGGTTATCCAAAAGCGCCAGCAGGACGTTGAGCCGCTATTGGAAATGAACCGGAAAGAGTTTAACGGGGATACCCCCAACGGCTACGGCACTTTTAAGGATATGCGTAAGGTTGCTAGTATTCCGCTTATCGTCATTGAAAAGTGGAAGAAAGAACTTGGCGTAGACGTTTTTAATAAGAACGATATGCCAAAGGTAAAAAAGCTTCTAAATGACCCCGAATGGCAGTTTTTGCGTACCAGTAAAGGTAGGATTTAATGAGCCTTGCAACCTACTCTGGTCTAAAGACCAGCATCGCTAGTTATCTGAACCGCGATGATCTGACTGCTCAGATTCCTGATTTTATTACACTCACGGAAAATAAGCTCAACCGTGATCTAAAGGTGCGCGTAAATCTGATCCGGTCAACTACGACCACTACGGCTAATCAAGATTTTTACAATCTTCCTTCGAACATGATTGAGCTTCGTAATGTTACCTATACCAACACTGGTAACAACTACGCTCTTTCGTATATGTCTCCCGAATCACTGAGCCGTGAATACGGTACCTATCAGAGCGGCTTCCCGCGTGCGTATAGCACGATTGGTCTTTATATGAAGCTCGCTCCCGTTCCCGACGCTGCGTATTCGGTTGACGTTAATTACTATCAGAAGCTCACTCCGCTGTCTGATTCAAACCAGACCAACGATATTCTTGATAGCTTTCCCAATTTGTACCTTTACGGTTCCTGCCGCGAAGGAGCGATCTTTTTGAACGATCAGGGACAGTTTGAGCGTTTTACACTCTTGTACAATGAAGCAATGGCAGAAGTCATGAACTCGGAAGAAAGTGCCAAGTATAGTGGCACGGTTTTGACCATGACTGTAACAGGCGATCCGGGTGGCCTTGTCCGTAGAGGTGCCTAATGCCTACGTTGACAAATTGGGTCTTTGATAATTTTGATCTTATCCAAGAAGCCGGTGGAAATCTTCTGACCGAAGATGGTTTTTACATATCGCTTGAAGAGTTTAATACGTCTGTTTGGGGAGAGGAAAGCCCCACCGCAAACGCATGGACTACTGTTACTTCAGCGGCGACGGTAACTTGGACAGAAGAAACGGACACCGGGAATGGCTAATAAAACTGTTCTGGACATTAACGCCGGTCAGGCACCGTTTTCGCTTAACCGAGACCTGTCTCCGTATGAAATGCCGCCGCAGTTCTTCAGTGACGGTAACAACATTCGTTTCAATAATCGTAAAGCTGGCGGCATTCTGGGACACATTCAGGTTCTCGGAACGCCTAGTGCTGCGCCCTATTGGGCCATTAGCTGGCGGCGGGTTAGTACTGATCTGTGGATTTACGGCGGACTGACACAGTTGTACCAAATTGACGGTACTACTCATAGCACCGTTACTCGCTCTGTTGGTGGTTCATATACGACGCTTTCTGGCACGACCAATAATTGGAACGGCGGTATCCTGGGAGGCTGTCTTGTCGTAACGAACGGCCTTGATGTTCCGCAGAGCTATACGCAGTCCGGTACTCGCTTTACCGACTTGCCGCAGTGGCCTAGTACACTTCGTTGTAAAGCGATTGTGCCCTTTAAGAACCATCTTGTTGCTCTCAATCTGACCGATTCAAGCACCGCGTATCCGTTCAGCCTACGCTGGAGCGATGCTATTCCAGAAGGCGCTGTGGATAACGGTACCGATACCTGGGATACCGCAAGCACATCTTCGGAAGCGGGTCAGGTAAGCATCGGTGCTACCCCTGGTCATATTCTGACGGCTATTCCGCTTGGTAACGAGCTTATTGTCTATAAGGAAGACAGTATCCATGCTCTTACTTATACCGGCGGTTCGTTTACCTTTGACGTAATTGAGAAATTCAAGAGTACTGGTTTGTTCTCGCAGCAGGCCGTAGTGGACCTCGGAGACGGTAGGCACGTTCTTATGTCTACGAACGACGTTCTGATCCACAACGGTAATACGATTAAGTCGGTGATCGACGACACAATGAAATTGTTCTTGTTCGGCGACATTGACTCGACGTACTACGAAAAGACGTTTTTGGCCCATAATAAGATTCGTAGCGAAGTCTGGATTTGTTACCCACGCACCAACGCTCCCAGCGGGTTCCCAAACCGTGCGGTCATTTGGAACTACTCTGAGAACACTTGGACTATCCGTGATCTTCCTAGCGTAAACTTTATTGCCAAGGGTGTCGTGAATCCGGCGCTGACTAATACTTGGGCAGCTTCGTCCTCTACCTGGGCTGGCTCTACCGCTGTTTGGTCAACGCAGCCCTATAACCCTGCTGTTGACTCCCTGCTTATGTGTGGAACTTCTAATACGAAGTTCTACGAAGCCGATAAGAGCCTTACCTTTGACGGTACTGCTTTTACATCGTACCTGGAACGCTTTGGTCTTCGCTCGCAAGATACCTCTAATGTAATTAAGGTTAATCGTATCTTTCCGCGCTGTGAGGGTAGCGGTGTTGTCTATATCAGCGTAGGCGCTGAGCTAGAGCCGTACCAGGGCGTTACTTTCTCTACTCCCGTAGCGTTTACAATTGGCACCGACTATAAGGTCGATTGTCGCGTTCGTGGTCGCTACCTAGCTGTACGCTTTGAGACCAGCACGGCTACTAATTTTAACCTTACCGGGTATTCAATTGAGGCAGAAGAGGTCTCAGAACGCTAATGGCTAGACGCTTTGCCCGTTATACCCCTACGAATATCCCGGCAGACGATAATTTGAATAAGATTGTCTATGATAATCTTGTACAAATTGCTAATGTATTGACAGTGGTTCGCGACGGTCATTTGGACGTTGTGAACGTCGAACCAGACAAACCAGCCCAGGGCGATATTCGGTATGCAGATGGAACAGATTGGGACCCAGGAAGCGGAGAAGGAATTTATTACTACGACTCATCAGGAGCATGGGTTAAGCTATAAACTCTGTAATCTGGACCATCCTAGAACAGTAGATAAGGTTGACCAATGTGCTGGGTTTATTGAGCAAGCTGTTTTTAAGTCTGGAATCACCATTGTTACAGCTTCAGACTTAATCCAGAAGATTAAAAGCAAGAAGTCCGATTTATGGCTTTCTGTAGACAATACTGGTAAAATTGTAGGGTGTATGGTGGTAGGGGTCGCAAGTTATCCAAGTGATACAGGGGTATTTGTAGAGGCTCTGGCGGGTGAGTTTGAGTTTCAAGATATTTGTAAAGCGGCTGAAGAGTTCTACAAAGATCGAGGATTTGCTTTTGTAGAGATTCAGGGTCGTAAGGGTTGGGAAAAGGTACTTAGCGGTATCGGCTATCAGTTCTCCAACATTACTTTAATTAAAAGGTTACGCTAATGGGTAAACCGACTACAACTGTTGTTCAAGCCCCGTCTCAGTCTGCTACTCAGCAGAGCGGAGAAGTAAAGCCGTATGCTCCGGTTGAGCCTTATATTCAGCAGATGCTCCCGGCAATCCAGTATTACTTTGCCCAGGCGCCGCAGCTTTACACTGGCTCACTTGTACCGGAGCTTACTCCTGCTCAGCAGCAGGCTCAAGCTGCTTATCTAGCGGCGGCTGGTCAGGGCGGTATTGCCCAGCAGGCTGCACAGGGGGTCCAGCAGGGGTACCAGGGTCTCCTGACCGAAGCCACGACCCCGGCTACGCAGAGCGCGGTCTATCAGGCCCAGGTTGGCGACATTGCACGACAGGCGCGGCAAATGTCTGAACAGAATAAGCTGAACCTTCAGCAACGAGCTATTCAGGCTGGACAGTATGGTCTTGGCTCTACGGCTCTTGGCGAGCAGCAGGCTCTTCAGCAGCGTCAGGAGCAGGAACAAATCCAGTCTGCTATGTCTCAGGCGCTTCAGGCAGCAGAGGCTCGCCGTATGGCAGCAATGGGACAGATTCCGCAGTATGCTCAGTCTGCTCTCTCCGCCGGTCTTACCCCAGCGTCGATCTATGAGGCTGTAGGTACGCAGCAGGCTCAGCAGGAAGCCGCCCGCTTGGCAGATCAGGCTCGTCTGGCTACGCAGGAGCAGGAAGCTATTCGGCAGCAGCTTACGAACCTTGCGAACCTCTATGGTGGCTTGGCTGGTCTTGGAAGCCAGACGCAGTATGTTTCGTCTGCAAAGGGTACTACTGGTACGGTTGTTCCTGGACTATCTCCTGTTATGCAAGCTCTTCAGGGTGCTGGGACTATTGCTGGGTTTTTCCCCAAGTAAGCTAAGTAAGGAACAATAAATGGCAGGAATGTTTCGAAACCAGCAGCCACAAGAAGGCGTAGCTCCGCAGCAGCAAGCGCCGCAGCCTGCTATGGCTCCGCAGTCATTTCCAGATAGGGCTGTCACATATCTGTCTTCCGACGCTTATAAGAAGCAGATGGAAGAACTGATGAAAGGCCCAGAGATGATCCGGGGGCGAGAAATTAACGCTCCGCAAGGTGGTCCTGGTCAGGCAGTAGGGTTCAGTGGTGTTCGCGCAGCGCCTTCCCGCGTTATGACGAGCGATGATTACCAGAAACTTGTTATTGAATCTCT